GTCTAAATTTCGTTTGCAATTAAAATCTATGTCTTGGGACTCAAGCCACTCATTAATTGCAAATACTACGGAACGCTCAAACGAGGCTCCTTTGCGCCTAGAATCTGCACCCATAAGGAATCATTGCTATAACCATAGGCGGAGTATAGCATTATGGGTGTCAGTGCTTTCAAGCGCTGATTCATCTCAGCTTGCCATCCCCTAGTGGTGAGCTTTGGCCGTCATCACATCATATCTCCGGTAAAGTGTTGAGTGGTGGCGGCCCTTCCTTGCAGTAACCCATGAGTTTTTTTGCGAATTGAGTGCGCCAAACTCAGCTATAACTATTGTGCGGGTGCGGTTTTCGTATAGGGGGTGTACGGGTCGCCAAAAACTCAAAAACTCCTGAAAAATCAAGCACTTAGGAGTCCCTAGACTACAAGGCTGTACTCCCTCTGCACATAGCACACACAAACTTGCACAAAGATGCAAGCTTGCACACACGCTAAAATGCCTTACAAATCAATGACTTAGCTGGAGAGGCGGGAATTCCCTGAGATTTCTGGGCCGGGGCGGACGGCGGGGCCAGAAATAGGTTTTTTATTTTACATATCTTTTTCTGACGGCTCGATCACTTCTGCGCCGAGCAAGCTCTGAAGTCTGGACTTAATATCTTCTGAGTTCATTGAGTCTATGTTCGCATTGATGTTCAAGTTCTGGCTGCGGTTGATTGATAAACCAGCCAGCTGATTGAGTTCTTTGATAGCTGACACAGCAGCATTGTAGTGGCCATCCTCGAACGCAGTCTCTGCTACCTTCCACAGCATTGTGCCAGTTTTCTCAGGAGTGATCGCATACTTCTGCCGAAGCTCTTCTTGCTTGAGCCTGACGGCTTTCGTTACCTTCGGGAAGTGTTGACCATTGAGCATCTTGCTTGCAGCTGACGCTGGGAATTCAAACCCAGCTCTTCGAGCAGCTTCAGTCTGGCTACACGCACCTTCGGTGTAGTGCCAAACAAACGCATTCTGCATCGCAGTAATCCCATTCTCCTCATCCTTCTCAAAGGCATCAGGAACGGCTACGAGAGTTGGCTTTTCTTTCTTTTGCCTTGCCATTGCTTTTTCACTAACTCAGCGAAGACTTCTCTTCCATGCTCCTCAGTGTACTGCGTATCATTATAGTACGAGCGCTCTTCACAATTCAAAATAAACCAGCGTTGAAAGTTCTCTTCAAAATCCCTACTACCATCGTAGATAAATTTTTCCATCACACTCTCCTTCGTTCACACAGGTAGGGTAGTGTACCCACTTCCTACATTAGCCTATGCATTAACCACAATACTAGTGTTTACTACTGTTTATGCTGCTTTTAAAAATTTAATAAATAAAGGGTATTATACACTACCTATATATTTAACCTCTTATAAATCAATGACTTAGCTCAAATCAACATCAGTGTACAGTAAAGTGTACAGTGTGTAATCACCTCACCCTATTTCACAACATTTGATAGCGAGTCGTAACATACAACAACACACACCAACACGCGACAGGTCAGTGTAAGGTAGCCACACCCTCATCTGTCACTACCAAATCCTCCACCTCACCCACGATCTCCACGCCCGATCCTTCGGCCATAAGCTCCGCTTCTTCGCGTGTATCAGCAAGTAAGTTAGGTCCGGCGTAACACACGCCATCATCCCAGAACATCGTGAGAAAGATCCTCACTCATCCTCCAGATAACGTGCGACCATGATCCCACCAACCACCACAAGCACAGGTAATGCAGCAAAAAAAGCGGCGATAACACTAACGGTCAGCGCAAGATAGGATAGTGCCGAGCGCAGATGGCTCGACTTAATAATCGTCTGAGCTGTATCCAGAATACTTGACGCTTGTGTCCTGATCTGGTTTATCGTAGTCAAGATCGTAGACTTTCTTTCCATTTGACCTCCTTGGCTCAATTCCTTTTTCATGCAATATGCGTGCAGCGTCCTTGAAGTCAGGCATCCGGGGAGCTTTGATCCCAAGATCCTTCAACAACTTGGTCATCTGCACTGGTTCAGTGATGCGGCTGTCAAAGCGTACATGCTCCAGTATCAGGTCTTCGACAGCGCTCTGTGTTCTGTATACCTCGTTACTATCATGCAGCATTTCGCGCTCTTGTGGGCTTAGGAACCAGTTCTTCTGGCCCTGTACATACATAGTCTCCTTCACCTCAGCCCACAATTGCTGCATATCAATTCCATGGTTGAAATTGATACTCCGCACTGGAATTACCCAGAACCTCCGGTTCCCAGACGTATCCGTCAGAAATTCGCGTGCGTTAACGCTCGCATAAAACGCTGTGCGCCGTTGGTAGCGCGAGAAGCCTCGATCATAAGGTAGACGCAGCTCGTCGCTCTTAGCCGTGACAAAAGCCTTCAGCTGGTCTATGTCAGACTTCTTAAACGTAGACTCAATCTCTCCCAGCTCCACGATCCAGTGGCTGACAGCACGCTTCACACTGTCCTTGTCACTGGGATTGAGCGTAGCACCCTCCAACAGCCAACCCTCGTCATAATTCGCTAAGCGCTTGAACCACAGCGTCTTACCAAGGCCTTGGGCGCCTTGGAAGACTAGTATGCCCTCCAACTCAACTCCGTTGGGTTCGCATGCTGCTGCTACGCAGGATATTAACCACTTTTTCATGAGCATCTCTTTCAATGGTTCATTCTCAGGACACCCAATCGTGTCTAAGAACTCTTGCAGGCGACTACGTCCATCCCATGGCTTGGATTCCATCCACTCTTCGACAGGATTGTATTTCTTACAGATCACCTTGAGATAATCAGCCACCATAGAGTGCGGAACACCCATCGTAATGCAACGATTTTTAATCTCAGTTAAAGACGCATCTTCTTTCAGATCCGCTATGAACTCCATGTTCGGTATGTCTATCTCCATGACCTTCTTGATGACGTTATACACCACTGATATAGAGTTGACTGTCAGCACGCCCTGTATGTTCTCTTTGACGTTCAAATATTTGCCTGTGGAGCTTTTAGCAAACTCATAGTCCACCGGGGTAATGTCGGCAAGCGTAACTGGCTTTGGTTCCTCTGGGCCTAGCAACTCACCCTCTAACACCTCAACCACCTCCCTGCCTTCATCGTTGGCGTGGTCGTTATAATCACCAGCGCTCATTGGCATCAGCACCTCAGCCTGTCCGCTCAGCTCCTGTATGACTTGGCAGGCTTTCACAGCCTCCCTCTCTCCCGTCTTGCTCTTTTCATCATTGTCCGCAATGAATACATGCTTCTTAGTCTTAAAAAACGGGAAGAACACCTTAGCGACATTCGATAAGTTGTAGGCGTCGAAGCACACAACCACTGGCTGGTTGTGGTCCGCAAAATAGCTGGCTCCAGTTGCGTAACCCTCGACATAATTTATTCTGTCGCACTCACCTAACAAGTCCTTGCCAATAAAGAAGTAGTTACTCTCCTTCTTCGAGCCATACTCAATTTTTTTGTTGCCATCCGCGTCAATCTTTTGCAGGCCAGCAATCTCTCCCAGATAGTTCTCAATCGGGATCATGAGCAATCCGTTTTTATCTACACGCAAACCATAGGAGCAGACATTCTTCTTCTCTAGGTACGGATGTGTCTCACAAGGCGCTCCAAGTTCCCACTCTTTGCTGGCACGTTCAGCTCCTTGTTTGTAATGCTCCTCCTGCTCTGCCTTACGCTTCTGTTCACGCTGCTTTGTTTCTTTTTGTATCTCTTTCTTGCGCTCTGGGGATATCTCCGCCCAGTTCTCAGCGTTCTCAGGACGGAACACTGCTGTTGGTTCAGTAGAGCTGATCCGGTAATCCCCTACCCTTCCGTATGGTACTTCCTGATCAAGCCACAGCTGATACCAGCCATTTTGTTTGTTTTTTGCATCACCATTAATGTATGCTCTACCGATACTGCCATCTGTGATCAGGCCTTTTTTGGAATCGTACTCGTAACCTCGATTCAACAGAAAGTCCATGAACTCAGACCGCACATCCCCAGATAGGGGCTTGTCCAAATTCTTCAAATTCTTTGGTGGTTTAATTTTCATATCTTCCGGCTTGTGCTATGTGCTAAGTTGTGTAAAATAGCACAACTTTTTATAAATTCAAATAACCGGAGGATTTTATGATAATGGTAGCTAGTCAAGGCGGGGGTGATTACGAGAACCTGCCAGTGGGAAGGTACAGGGCGGCATGTTATCGCATTATTGACATGGGAACGCACAAAAGAAGTTACCAAGACCAAGAGCCAAAAGAAAAGCGTGAGGTGCGACTGTACTGGGAAGTGTCACACCAATTGCAGGTAGATGATGCAGGTGCAGAAGAGTGGGGTGCAATCCAGATGGCGGACGGTCGTCCGTTCTCTACCTCCAAGAAGTACACGGCGTCATTACATGAGAACGCAACGCTGCACAAGCACTTAAAGAGCTGGCGTGGACGTTCCTTTACCGAGGACGAGTTAAAGTCATTTGATTTGGCTAAAGTGTTGGGGGTGACCTGCGACATTGAGATTGTAGAGTACGGCACTGAAGGCAAGACCGCTGTTGACTCGATCTACAAACCAGACGGCGGAGCTAAAGTTATTGAGACGATCAATGAAACTCAGGACTTCGACGTTGAGGTGTACTGTCAGGAATGGACAGGTCAGAGTTCAGCAGAGTCTAAAAAAATGTGTGATATTTTTGAGACATTGCCGCCATGGCTTAAAGAGGAGATAAGCACATCCAAGGAAGTGACTACTGCACAACAGAATGCAAGCACTCCTGCACAACCTGCTGCGCCTACGGCGCCACAACAAGGCGGTGGACTTGCGGACCTGTCGTCTAACGACAAGGATGAAGACATACCGTTTTAGTTCCTAGCTGCATGCTCTGGGGATTTGTTTATTCATATCTCCGGCGAGTCCCCAGAGCTGCGGCGCTTTTGGAGATATATTAAATGGGAAAACTAAGAAAAGGAAACAGCACAAGATACTTACGCATCATGGGTGCTGAACGAGAGGGGATGTACAACCTAGAAGTTGGCAGTCTTGTTTTTGTGCAGGACGCAAAGAACAGAAACACATTCCATTTGCCGGGAGGAGACAAGGTAAGTAAGGACTGGATCTACAAACAAGCTGTCGAACAGAATTGGGGTACACCAATAAAGCGCTACATTCAAAAACCAACGCGATGACAAGAAAGATAACCATTACAATCGAGTTGGAAGGCGATGAAGCAGAACAATTAATCGAGGCGTTACTCGATAAGGAAGAAAAGGATGACAACAGAGAAGAAGAGAAAGAGGGGCAGACCAAGAAAGATAAAGGTTGATTTGATCAATTCTCCAGCGCATTACAAGGATGGAGACATT